ATTTAAAAATTATTCAAGCAACCCACACTGCTGAACTTGCTGTAAGGTTTGGTCGTAAGGCTAAACATTTAATGGATAGTGAAAATTATAAAGAAATTTTTCCAACAAGACTTATGGAAGACAGTAAAGCTGCTGGTCGCTGGGAAACAGATCAAGGCGGCGAGTATTTTGCAGTTGGTGTTGAAGGAGCAGTAACTGGAAGAGGTGCAGATCTACTTATTATTGATGATCCGCATTCTGAACAAGATTCTATGAATCCTAAAGCACTCGAAAAAGCGTATGAATGGTATACATCAGGACCTAGACAACGTCTTCAGCCTGGAGGAAAAATTATTCTTGTTATGACAAGATGGAATGTAAAAGATTTAACTGGCATTTTATTGGCTGCTCAAGGAGAGCCCCGAACCGATCAGTGGGAAGTTGTGGAGTTTCCTGCGATTCTTCCTTCAGGTAAACCTATGTGGCCTCAGTATTGGGATATAGATCAACTTCTTGGAGTTAAAGCATCGGTTGCTTTAGGAAAATGGAATGCTCAATATATGCAGAATCCTACTTCTGAAGAAGGAGCTTTAATTAAAAGGGAGTGGTGGAAGAAGTGGCCACACCCTAAGATGCCACCATTAAAACATGTTATTCAAAGTTATGACACCGCTTATCTAAAAAAAGAAACCGCTGACTTTTCAGCTATAACAACATGGGGAGTCTTTAGTCAAAACGAAGATTTACCTGATCAATTGATTTTGGTTGATGCTTATAAGGCCAGAGCCGAGTTTCCAGACTTAAGGCGCAAGGCTCTAGAATTATATAAATACTGGGAACCTGAAACAGT